GTCTTACGGGTTGACCGCATGTAGACTGGGAGGCATGCGAATTGGGGGACAGCGAGCGGAGACGGGGATGACGTTGACGCATGGGGGTGTGACGGATGGGGAGGCGTTTGCGGCGCTATTGCAGGAGATGCGGGACCGGGCGGGGTTAACGGTTCCGGAGGTGGCGCATCGGATGGGGGTGGAGCCGAATGCGGTGCATCAGTATTTTTATCGGAAGCGTGGGGTTGGCGGGACGAGTACGATGCGGTGGTTTACGCGATATGCGGAGGCGTGTGGGTGTGAGGTGCGGCTGACGTTTCCTGAGGTGACGAGGGGAGGAGGGGCGTATGGACGAGGACGAGGCGTATGGGGTCGGGCGACGGCTCACGAAGCGTGAGGCGATGGAGTTTGCCCAGATGGTGTTAGCGGGGGCGCCGGTAGCGGATGTGGTGCGGTATTTCTGGGATGCGGAGATGCCGACGGAGGTCTATTTGGCGTGTGAGGATTTGTGGCCGATGCAGCCGGAGGTATTACGGTCGTTGGAGCAGTGTACGGGGGGGAAGGCGTGGCATAAGCTGTCGGATGATGAGCGGCTGGACATTTCGTTACGGAAGCATTACAACGAGATGGCGTATGTGTTGTATACGACGAATTATGCGGAGTGTGAGGGGTCGGCGAAGGTGAAAGCGGATACGTGTCGAGCGGCGATTGAGGCGAAGGTGGCGGGGATGGCGGGGAAGGAATCGCCGTTGGCGGCGTTTTATCATGATTTATTGCAGCGGTATGATCACCAGGAGAAGCCGGTGAATTGAGGGCTGTGGCGGGAGATGGGAAATGGAGCAGTTGTGGATAGCGAGTGTGGTGGCGATTGGGGTGGTGGTGAGTCTGGGCATTGCGATGACGGGGCAGTGGGTATGGGCGCAGGAGGAGGAGGAGGCGACGATTTTACGGTGTTATCATGCGGGACAGGCGGTGGCGGTGGCTCCGCTGGTGGAGGATTTTATGTTACGGCAGCAGGGGACGATGTTAGAGGCGCGGTGGACGAATCCGCAGACGCGGGAGGAGGAGGTGTTGGTGACGACGCTGCCGTGTCTGTATCGGGTGACGCGACCGCCAACGGGACTTCGTCCAGCCGCCGTCAATCCATCGCCGACGCGGGATACCCCGACCTGGACTGTAACACCTGCGGAGGAACGCTCTGGGTGATGAATGAACGGACGGTCATGGCCCCAAACGCACAATTTACCTATGTGCCCTGGCGCGTTGCTGAAGCGGCCTGTGACACCGCGTCGTGTACGGCGTATCTCGTGCAGCGCAAAGCGACCTGATGTCCACAACGCTGGTGCCTCCAACGTTACGCGACCGGTTGATGACGGAGTTTCGGACCTTTTTATGCCAAAAAACGGGATTTATTCCTTTTGAGCATCAGGCCGCCTGGTGGGCCACCACGGATGGGTATGAACTGACGGAGGTGGCGGTCGATCCAGACGGGACTGAGCCGTCGTGTGAGGTACGGTTACCGGATGGGGCGGTGGTAACACGCCAGTTGGTTCCACGGGTGCATGGACGCGCCAAGGTGGTGGCAGAACTTGGCGCGTATAAATCCGGCAAATCGGCGGGGGCTGGCATGTGGGCGGCGGCGTTTGCGGCGGTCCCGAATGCGCTGGTGTATCTGGTCGGGAATGAATACGACATGACCGCGCCGGAATTTGACTATTTGTTGGAGGCGTTATGTTCGGAGCGGGGGCTCAATCAGGGGTATACCTCGTTACAGAATCGCCCGAAGGACGGACGCCTCTGGCTGGAACTGGAAAATGGGGCGCGATTTGAGGCGCGGTCGTGGGAGCGGAGTGAATCGCTGAAGGGCAAGGAAGTGGACGCCTATATTTACTGTGAGGCGTATCAGTTGCCGGGGATTGAGTGTTTTACGTCGGTGGCGCAGAATTTACGGGTGCGACAGGGCTATGCGGTGTTTCCGACCACCCCTGACCGTCCGTGGGTGCAGATTTTCCATGACCACGGCCATGGGCATCGGGATTTTCCGACCTGGGTGTGTAAATGCGGCATTCCGGCGATGGTGAACCCGTATAGTTTTGATCAGGACGCGATGACGCGGGACGAGAAACTGTTGACACGGGAACAGTTTTCGATTGCCTATCTCGGGAAACTGGGCGAATACGTCGGACGGGTGTATAACTATCAGCGTGGGGACCGGCAACTGTCCCTGACGAGTCATCCCCGGCTCTGGCTCCATCGGGAAACGACCCCGTCACGGGAGTTGTGCCGGATTCCTGGCGACTGGCGCATTGAATTGGGCGCGGATACGGGGACGTATTGTGCCGCCGTCGTGGTGGCGATTGACCCCTCGGGAACGGCGTTTGTCGTGGATGAACTCACGAATTATCGGTATGTGGCGAATACGCCGGAATTAGATGCGGAGAGTTCGATTCTTCGCTGGTGTGCGGAGTTCAAGGCGATGGCTGCCCGTTGGAAGACCCGTCCCATTGCGTGGGTGGACAGCAATAGTCAGTTTAAGCAGGAATGTCTGCATCACGGGGTGCATCTCCTGGCGAATAAACGCGGGCGGGAAGTGCGAACGGAAGCGACTCGTCAATACTTTCAGCATGAGCAGATTTACCTGGCCCCCTGGCTCTCGATGCTCCCCTATGAGGTGGAACATGCCCAATGGCCGGACCATACGACAGCGGCGGGGAAATATGAGCGGTATAAAGTGAATGACCATGTGCTGGACTGTCTGGAGCATGTGTTGTCTCGGCATCCACGGGCGACGATGCCGGTCCACGCGCCAGTGATCACGCCCCCGGTGGGCTCGGTGCAGTGGTTGGGCTCACCAGTACGGAAACGCAGTCACCGCACGTCGGTGGATGCCCATTTAGGAAGAGAGTAGGAATGTCTGATATTGATGCCCGTCTTAAGACAGTGGAACACAAACTGCGGTTTGTCATGCAAACCCTGTCATTAACCCGACAGACGCCGGATGGAAAAACTGATGCCCGATCCTTGACGGCGCTCTTTGAGGAGATGCAAAATCATGCTGGAACGACTCCGCAAACATTTGCTGATGTGGCTCAACGTGCCTTTACCGCTCCCACCGCCGACCCCAACCACGGACCTGACCGCACTGAAGGACCGGATGGATTCTCTGGAGCAACTCGTGATGACCACTCTACAAACCGCTGATCACCAGACGGACTTTGGGGCCGAGGTGCCGGAGTTCGAGTCCGTCCCTGATGCCCATCTAGGAGCCAGATAATGCCGATCTTTGAACTGCCGTATGATGAACTGGGTGCACAATTAGCCGAAATTCTGGAAAAAGTCCCTGGGGTGCGACGGGTGGATGCGCCCGATCAGCCGCCGACTGGCCCACAGGCTGCCGCCGAATTTGCGGTGGCTCCGAGAACCAGTGCGGGAAAAGCCGACCGGCGAGCGAATCCGTATGCGGATTTAACCGGGACACCAGCGGTCAATCTCAAAGGGGCGTTGCCGGGGGCTGGACGTGGGATGGTCCAAGGGCCGTCGCTGGCGTCAGTCCCCTCTGGGGTTCAGCGTCGTCGTCGGTGACGCAGAGGCAAGACACTTATGGCTGAGACGGAGAAGTCGCTTACCGAGTACACGGAAGATTACGACCGGTTACGGGCGCAGAAAGCGCGAACGGTTGGGTCGGTGGAATTACGCATTCTGACGAATCTCTCCTTTGCGTCGGGGGAGCATTGGGTGGGATCGCAGAATCGGGTGCTGTTTACCCGCAAACGTGACCCCAATAAGCTCTATCTGGTCTTTAATCTTGCCGCCCAGATGCTCTACAAGATGATGGGGCGCTTATCGAGTATTGCCCCGGTCTTTAAGTCACGGGCAGATAAGCAAGACCCCAAGTCGATTGCGAAAGCGGAAGTCGTCGATAAACTCGTCCGTGCGCTGGACGAAAAACTCGATCAGCACTCCCGGTTCTGGGAAATTCTCTGGTGGATGTCGATTGGTGGTGTGGCGTTTGAATATGTGCCGTGGGTCAAGGATGCGACGATGGAGCCGATGCCGCAATTTGACCCCGAAACCAACGAACTCCTCTGGACCGATATTCAGACGGGCGAGCAGATTCCTGAATCGCTGCGACAGGAAGTCTTGGCACAAGGTGCGCCCCAGGAGCGGTTTGAAGTTGTCGAAGAGATGGTGCTCGCGGGAGATGTGGGCAGTGAAGTCCTGAGTCCCTTACAGGTCTTTATTGATGCGTCGGTGCGGTCGATTGATGATTTAGCGCCGGATCAAGCGGTCTATATCGCCAAAATCCGCACATTAGGCTGGATTGAAGCGAATTATGATGTCAGCCAGGATACGATTCAGAATATTAAAGATGCGACGGACGTACGGATTCTGAGCACGGATGTGAAGCAATTTGGCGATCCGACAGGATCGGTGCATCTTCAGGACTTAATTCCACGTATTCAGGGCAGTCGTACGCAGAATGACCCCGATATGGCGGTGGTGGTCGAACGCTATCAGCCGATGTCGGCAAAACATCCACGGGGGCGCTACAGTGCGTTTATTCCCGGCGAACAGATGCTCAAGGATGAAGATAATCCCTATGAATCCATTCCCATCGTGGATTATCACTGGTCCCCGACGACCACGAGCTTCTGGAACCAGGATTACCTGAGTGACCTGATTGCGCCTCAGCGGTTCCTCAATAAACGCCTCAGTCAGCTTGGGGAACAGGCGAATGCGTCGATTTACGCCGATGAACTCCTGGGACCGACGTTAAAACGGGAAGATGTGCCATCAGATTATCCCGCTCCGATTGAGGGCGGTTTAACGGATGCCGGGGTCAAAATGGTGCAGCGGCGTGACCCGCCGCAATTGCCGGGATGGTTTATGCAATCGGTCGATTTAACGCTGAAGTTAATGCGGGAAATTGCCGGAGGTGTGGATCTCTTTCAGGAACAGAAGTTTCCCGGTCAGCTTCGAGGACCGATGGCCGTCCCGATGTTACAGGAGATTATCGACACGCAATGGGGCAATCTCTACCAGCATCTTGGGCAACGGCTCGCAAAATCCAAAGAAATGCGGATTAATCGGGTCAAACAGTTCTATCCGGCCTTTCGGACGCTCCATTACACGGATAACAGCATGAAAGATGAAGTGTTTATCTTTCAGACCTCTGATATTTTACGGTCAGGCACGGACTACTCCATTACGGTCGAACGCGGGAGCCTGATTCCAGAGCTTCGCGCCTTGCGGGAATCGCGGATTCGAGAGCATCTCCAATCCCCCTTGAGTGTGCTCTATATCGATGAACGTACCGGTCGGATTGATAAGGAGAAAATTGCGTCTGACCTGTCGATGGGCGATATTGGGCGGGAAGCCAAGGAATCGCAATATCGCAAGCTGGGCATGTCACTCGTGGAGCGATTATGGCAGGGGGAACAACTGCCAGAGCATATTCCGATGCCCTTCTGGAATCTTCGCACCATTATGGATGAACTGGAATCGGAAATGGCGACCACGGAGTGGTTATCGGCCAGTCCCCAGATTCAGCAGGGATTTGTCGCGTTTTGGAATAAATGCCGACAATTCCTCATGGAAGCCTCCAAACGACGCCAAAGCGGGATGCAGGAGCAACAGGTGCAGGGCGCGGTTGCTCAGGCGGCTCAACAGGCGGCAGCCAAGGCGGCGGCTGAAGCCATTGACATGGCGATGGATCAGATGAAAGCAAGTCAGAATATATCGCCACAGGCTCCAGAAGCCCTGGCGCAAGCCCTCGCCCAACAGCAGGGACAACCCTAATGGCCGTGCGTCGTCCCACACTGGATTCGGCGATGCAGAAGATGCAGACGGAATATAAGCAGAAGCCCGAGTCGTTCCCGGGTGGTCGAAAACAGGCCATGGCGATTGCCTATTCCAAGGCTGGACAGTCAGCATCGCCTCGCCGTCGAATGCCAAAGAAAAAGTGACCACCAGCCTCCTGATACCGGTCGGTATCTTGACATTATTTCCTGAAGGTTTTTATACTGCGTACGAACCATCGAAGACTGATGCGAACACGGGCGTGAATACGCAGAAAAGAACTCATCGGCAGATGAACACCCTTTTCAGCACTCGCAGCCCACTCGACTGAGGAGCGACGATGCCAGATGATGAAGCTGTTGCGCTCAATGAAAATACTGAAAGCGCAACGACAGAGACTACAAGCGCAGGAGGAGAGACTGATACCGGTTCCTGGCCCCCCGAGGTTCAGGCCGAGTACACCAAAAAGACACAGGAACTCGCAGAAGAGCGCAAATCATGGGATGCCGAGCGAACACAGCAGACGCAGCAGTTGCAGCAGTACGCACAACAATTGCAGCAACAGCAGTACGCACGTCAGGCGGCCCAGCAACAGGCACAGCAGCAGCAGCAGTCACAGCAGGGACAGGGGAATACGTCTACGATGCTGGATCAGTTGCGGCAAATGCCGTATCTGGATGGGAATACCGCTGCCCAGTTAATGGAACGCATGATTGGTGAGGGGATCAATCCTCTGAATCAGGCGCTTCAGCAACGTGATCAGGCGCTTGCGAAATTGTATAAGGATTACAAGCAACTGCGAGATAGTGTCGGACAAAGTCAAGGGAAACAAGCAGCGCAAGACCTTGACGCTCGGCTGACCAAAGTCCGTGAGGAACAGGGACTTCCGAATACTGATGTCGTGAATGATCTCATGCGGGATGTGTATTACTCACATGAGGGCGACACGCTTGACCAGGACTTTCCTGACATGCTGCGAAAGCGGTGGGAAGGGATTCAAAAGGTCATCAGGGATTCTGATCGGGCAACCGCGAAGAAGGCGAAAGAGTCACCATTTCCCTCAAAGGGTGGTGAAGTCTCACCGACAAGCGGCAAAACCGGTGGCTATAAATCGCCTGAAGAACGGGCGAATGAATTATGGCCCATGCTGAATCCCGGTCAGTCGGAATAAGTCGTACTCCTGCTAAGGAGATCGCAGGTTATGGCTAGTACCACTGATGTTATTGAAGCCCTGAAGTACACCTATGGGGTGGATCAGGTGCTGTATCTCGTCAACCAGGAAGTCGTCTGCTGGAATATGTTCCAGAAGATGAAGAAACCGCTGGCTGGCCGAGGGCAGTTCTTGATGCCCATTATGGTGAAAAACCCCGGTGCGTGGAGTGGATTAGCGGAAGGCGGGGCATTGCCCTCCAATATCGATCCTGATACGACCGAGGCGTCCTTTAGCCTCCAGGAATTTGCGGGGCTGTACAACATGTCGTGGAAGCTGATTCAGGATGCGAGGAACTCAAAGTTTGCGTTCCAGACCGCCCTGAAGATGATGGAAGGCGGCTTCCGACGACGTATCCTCAAACTGATTAATGCCGATCTGATTTCTGATGGACTCGGGAAGCTGGCGGTCATGCCAGCGGCAGACAACCAGACCACCATTACCGTCGATGCGCTTCCAAGTATCGATCTGGGGATGACGGTTGACCTGATTGATGCCTCTGATAATGATGCTGACTTGGCCGCGTCCCGAACGGTCACCGCGATTGATGTGCAAAATCGCACCGTCACCATTAGTGGGTCTGCACCCAGTGGCACGGCAGCCGGAGATTTCTTCTGTATTGAAAACACAACGAAATCCGGCGCGATTTACCACACCGATGGTCTTCTCGGAATCATTGATGATGCGAATCCTCCCTCTGGGAACTTTGGCAACATCAACCGCAGCACAGCGGGGAATGAATTCTGGGAATCCGTTGTGTTGGATAACAGTGGCACCAACCGTGCGCTGACGGAAGACCTCCTCATGCAGCTTGAGGATGCCGTCCGTGAGAAGGG